AAAATATATATTACTTTTGTTTCCGTTTTAGAGATGCGGCAGTAGCTCAGTTGGTAGAGCATCAGCTTCCCAAGCTGAGGGTCGCGGGTTCGAGTCCCGTTTGCCGCTCTATTGAAAATCAAGTAGTTAGATTTATTTCTAACTACTTTTTTTATTTGTTAATTGATTATTCGTGTTGTTATTGGTGGTTATTGTGGGCTATTTCTTATATTTGCGGTGCAAATCAGGTGCAAATTTAAGCGGTTTGCACCGTAAATAAATGACTATGGCTACCGTTAATTTCTATCTTGACACAAGAAGGGCAAAGGCTAACAATAAATACCCTATTAAGTTACGTATCCAGCATGAAAGCAAATTATTGCTTTCTACGGGGTTTGATTCTGCCATTGAAGCATGGGATGGAAGTTGCTATAATAAGAAAGAACCAAATTATAAATATAAAAATGCAGCATTGCGCAATATCTTTGCCGCTGTAGAGAATGAACTTCTTGTCATGCATTCTATGGGAAAGCTTAAAGTGATAACCGATAAGATGCTGAAATCTCACTTGGAAGAAATTATTAGCGGCAGGAAAAAGAGTGAAAAGTCATTCATTGATTATTTGGATGAATTTGTTTCATTGAAGAATAATGCCGGCACAAAGATTGTTTATGAAACTACCCGAAACAAACTGCTGGCTTTTGACCCTAATTGTACATTCGATACTATGGACAGAAAATGGCTTGTGTCATTCGAGAATTGGATGAGTGGAAGCGGAATGAAGATAAATGCCTATGCTATTCATATTCGGAATATTCGTGCTGTTTTCAACTATGCCATTGATGAAGAGATAACCACATTATATCCATTTAGGAAATTCAAGATAAAGAAAGAAGAAACCCGAAAGCGTTCTCTCACCATCGAGCAGATTAGAGTACTGAAAGCCTATCCATGCGAGGAATTTGAGGAGAGATACAGGGACTTATTTATGCTGTCGTTTTATTTGATCGGCATAAATATAGGGGATATGCTTCTGCTGAAAGAGGAGAACATAGTCAACGGGCGGATTGAATATCATCGTCGAAAAACTGGAAAATTGTATTCAGTGAAGATAGAACCGGAAGCGCAGGGTATAATTGATCGATATAAGGGAAGGCAATATCTCTTGAATGTTTTGGACGAGTATTCTAATTACAAAGATTTTATCAGTCGGATAAACAAGGCACTGAAGAATATAGGGCCATTCGAGCGTAAAGGGCTGGGAGGAAAGAAGGTTCGCCAACCGTTATTTCCGGATCTGTCCACATATTGGGCCCGCCATTCATGGGCTACATTGGCTGCGGAACTTGATATACCTAAAGAAACTATATCTGCCGGTTTAGGACATGAGATTGGTTCTGATGTTACTAGTATCTATATCAAATTCGATCAGAAGAAGGTGGACGATGCCAATAGGAGAGTGATTGACTATGTGTTTGGAAAAGAAAAAGCCGGGAAATGATGCCCGGCTTATATTGTTGGTTTAGAACCGCCACTTATTTTGGTTATAGCGTCATGCTCTGTGTTTTTTCTTTGTTTCTCATCCTCGTCTTTGAGATACTTGTTCCTTATATCTTTGATGTCGTTTGTCATTCCCCATACTTTGAAGAAGAGAATAATTTGTAATACTCCGAATATTAGGAGTATGATGGTTAGAAAGTCAATCATAATCTTGTGTGTCTAATTTGTTATTTTAGCCATTTTGCAACTCCACCATGATGTGAGCATGTTCCTCTACGGCTTTTGCTAAAACTATATGTTCCATCTCTACATAAAGCTGTTGCTCCAGGAGGCGCGGAATTATAATAAGTTGGAGATTGTACTCGTTCTCCCTTTGAATTTGTATAATATTTAATAGATGTACTGTTATTGTATGTAGTAGTACATTCAATTTTTTCTTTTGAAAGGTATTTTGTCGAAACATATCCTATGTATCCATTATAGTTTACCGGAATCCATTTACATTCACAGTCTTCATCTATGGTAACTTGAGTGCCTTTAGGTATTTGAGTAATAATAGCAGAGGTTGTATTAGGAGCCTCTCTCAAATTTAGATTTGCCATAACATATCTTATAGTATCTTGCTGAATGGAAAGTTGAGCATTTAACAAGCAAGAAAATAAAAAAGAAAAAAATAGTATTATTCCTCTTTTCATAATTTCAAATATTTAGTTTGTTCTTTAATTCGTTGAAAGTATCTGGATTCTCAAAATCTCCCCAACAGTATTTCTTGTATCTGTCCCGGTCGAAGCTGTCTTTTTTCTCATAAACAATCAGGTAATCCTTATCACATAAAACAATCACAGAAGAATTAAGTAATCGGGCGTATGAGCGCGCTTGCAAATATGCTTCTTCTCTTTCCTTGTTATTCCTCATACACAGCTTGGCTTCAATCAACACTTTTGCCCTTTCCTCATTTGGTTTATTGCCATAATGTAACGCATAATCTGGGAATATCCTATGTCCTCTCCCTGCTTGGATTGGTAACTGCCGGATGAAGTCTTTGTTTTCATACCATCCCATAGAGTTAAGCAATGGTTCTAATAACTGTTGCTCTACGTCCCGTTCTATCTCTATACTTATATTTTGGGGTAGTGTAGGAGCATATAGCTTTGGTAAGGTATCTATATCAAATCCTTTTGCCTTTATCATTCGCAGAAGTTCGGAGTAATCCTCACTACTCATTGGCCATCCGTTTACTCCCTGGAACTTCTTTCTAATAAGAGGATGCTTTGAGAAGTATTCATCGGCTTGGAGTTCCTTCAATGTTATATGAGGTAGATTTATCTTATTTCCTATGTACGTATTGCTGTAATAGTGGAAGAATGGATCTATCACTCCATCTGTTTGAGCGATCCACAAACAAGTGATTGCGCTAACTGGTGATGTTTCATAGTGAACTAGAATATCGCCTTTTTGGGTTTCAGGATTGGCCTGCCAAAAAGTAAAATCTAAAGTAGATTCTATCGGGGCTGTTTTCCCACCAATGAACCATGCTTGTGCCGGTTGTGGAATATCTGTTTTTTCTTTTGAAATGAAATTGGGTGCATAGTCATATAAAAATGCGCATAACTCTGCTGGAGAGAGTTGGTTTTCAATTCTAAACCGATAAAACACCTCACACAATTCCCAATAATACATACATCTCGATTTATAATCAGATTTTTTAGGTATAAGAGGAAGTTCTATCTCGAATGTGTCTGTTATCTTATTTAAAACGAAAAAACGACTTCTGAAAAGGTTTGGGAAAAAGTATTCAGGGGCAAAGTAATATAACATGAATGACAACATATCATTAGCAGATAGCATTAATTGGTATTCGCCCTCATTGATTACTGCTACATGCTCTTCATCAAATATCCCTTTGGTCGTGAGTGTATAATAAAATTGCTTTGCAGATTCATGGTTTTCGGGCTTTTCTGCACTGTCGAAAGAGCAAGCCCAAAATAGGTCGCATGTTTCTACAAAATAGTCTTCTGAAAGAAAACGTGCTGAATTAGGATTGTATTTAGAAAACAGTTCGTATTCAGTCATCTTTTCATTGGCTTCCTCAAACTCCTTAATAGCTTTTTGTCCGTCAGAAGATTGCTTATATAGGTTCCATGTGTATTGATTGAATTTCATAGTATTGTTATTGTAACTACATTTGCGTTCTCGTTAATTTACCTACAACCTTGTATAAATGAATTACATCATTATCTATGTCAATTTCCATATCGGGATATTTTCTTTTCCCATCCGGATTAGCTATATTGTTGTAGGAAGACAATATTGTTTTTTTTCGCTCGTAGTCGATATGAATCATTTTAAGAAGTCTGTCTTCTTTTGTTATAATTACATACGGCTGTCCATTGTCTATGTTTCGTTTGTCTTTTATTTCACGGACAAAGATTGTATCTCCCGACATATACATATCGTACATAGAATCACCATATACGGTTATTCCATAGCATCCAGTAAATTCTGGTATATTCACATATCCAATAACCTTGTTTTCATTTCCGTCAAATCCAATTCCATGTCCTGCGCATACACGTATATCAAGTATTTTAATATCTTTATTCGTGGTTGGAGTTTCAGTGATTGACGAATTGGTATTAATTGTCATGTTGCCAATTCCAGTTATTAACCAATTTATATTAAGGTCAGGGCAAGCAGACGCTATCTTTTCTATTGAATCTGCATTAAAGCCCGTTTTTTTGGCAATAGCTCCACGAGATAAACCAGCTGATTCTTCAAAAGCGGTTTGTCCAATCCCTTTGATTTTTAAATATTCAACAAATCTTTCTTTTGTGCTCATCTTTTTTGGGTTTTACTGTTATCTTTCAGTATATTTGTGTCGGAATCAAGTTGCGGATGATTTCGACTAAATTGTTTAACTATTCCCATTAAGGGACTATATAGGCGACTTAACTTCAAACCGCAACTTTGGAGTTGGTCGCTTTACTTTTATAGTTATGGTAATAATCAATCCTTTTCTATTTGAATCAATGAGAATGCAAATAGAAGAGTCATCTCATATGCCAAACAAAACAATCTGTAAGGATCCATTTAAAGAATCAAACAGGCTTATTGATAATGCAAAAGAATCATACTTCAAGATCTTGAAGGAAGAGAAGCGCGCTATCAGAGAAAGTGCCAATCCTTCCGAGTTTAATCTTTAGTTTCCTTGTGAATGCATCGTCAAACAGTGTATATCCATATCGTGTTTTAAGTTCTTTCAACTGATTAATAACATAATCTATATCTTCCTTATCTTTAGTCTTTTCAGTGCTCTCAAGCATCATGTAAATAGATTGCCTTATATCTGCTATATTTTTTAATTTCATAGCCATGTGTAGCAGGCGTATCTCTATATACATCATATTTTTTGCTGTATGAATTACATGATGGTCACTTATGTCCTGTAATTTTTCTTCTATTTCATTTTTAAGGTCGTTTTTTAACCCAAAAATGTTATATCCAACCATTACGGCTAATGCTCCTACAACGAAAGAAAGAAAAGCAATCATAGAATCGAATAGAGTCCATGTTACAGGCTCGTATTTGCATAGCCATAGCAATATTGCAATGACACTTAATCCAAGTGCTATCCACGCTATCCAATTTCTATTTCTGTCTTCTTTCTTCATATTATAATAAGGTATAACCTGCTCTAATAGTTAAATAGTGTTGTTGTACTACTATTTTTCAGTAATAGATTCTTTTTACTGAAAAATAGTAGTATCTTTGCATTATCAAATTAAACTGATACAAAGAAACGAAGATTAATTCAGATTTCAAATAGTATAAACATATTAAAATACACGATTATGAGAACAAGAGAATTTTTACACGAAGTAATGAGCCTTGCTTGGCAGTTCGTTAAGCGTAATGGCTACACCATGAGCGAAGCAATGAAGGTCGCTTGGGCTAATTTGAAACTGAAAGGTGAGATGAAAAAGAAGATAGTGAAGTTCTACTTCAAAAAAGTGGATGGTTCCGTTCGTGAGGCATACGGTACACTAAATGAAAAGCTGATGCCTGCCATCACTGGTACTGACAACAGAAAAAAGAATGATACCGTCCAGACTTACTATGATACTGAACGCCAAGAATTCAGATGCTTCAAAAAAGCTAATCTGATGTCAATCGCATAAAAGATATGGATATGAATGCTTACACGATTAACCAGCAGTTGGATAGCCTTTATAAAGATTTAGAGGCAGCTCACAACAACGATGAAAGGACTGTTTGCCTGATGTTCAATGCTGATAGCAAAAAAGAAGTTATCCAGTTGATAACGGATGAGATAGACAGTTTGGAAGATGCCTTAAAAGGTTTTGAAACTTGTGAAGATGATGGCATGGATTACGATGCTCTATGCCGGGTACAAGGTATCAGCCGATACGCATAATACACGATTATGCAACGCACGACAGCCCTACGGACGGATTGAACGGCAACCGATAGCGAGAATCGGGTAGGGTACTATTGATTAGTTCTTTGAAATTCTGTAAAAGCAATTACGGTGTAATTCATAAGCCGTTTTTGCCAACCAAAGATAACGAACGCACATAAGCAAGTTGGGGCTTGTGAGCTGTGCAATGTTTAACAATTAATAGAAAACACCGCAAAGAATCGTCTTTGAGCAGTGAGCATACGGGTTAGGCGTCCGTACTGTTTTCGACAATATAGCCTGTACTGAACTGAAATAAGGTTCTGCTATTCGATTAGGGTACAGGTACTTATTTAAATTTATACGATTATGAAAACAATCCAATTCATTTTATCTATATTGGTTAGTATATGTGCTGCCGGTATGCTTTACGGGGCTATCACTACTTACAGTCCTATGAAAATATTCTCTATCACTATAATGAGTGTTATATGTGTAGGGTGTGTGTCGCTCATGAGAATAACTTATAGAGAACTTAAAACAGACCGCTAAAAGGTAGTCCTATAATCCGGCACAAGGCGCATGGGGATGAGTGCACAATCACCTTGTAAACCAGCTGGGCGGTAATTTATGAAGTAGCATTGTTGGAATGCGTGTAAGCGATTAATTGTTGGTATTAACTTATATTCTAATTTATATATTCATTTAGCTTACAAGAAGTAGGTTCGACTCCTACCTTTTTAACGACATTTTAAATTTATACGATTATGACAGTGGAAGAATTAAGAGGCATGACGCATGAAGATTTAGTAAGGCGTGTGCAGGAACTGGAAGAGGCTAACGAGAAATTAGCTGAAGAGAAAAATACATGGTATAAATCTTGGAGTGATTTGAACCGGAAGTTTGATCATTTCAAGAACGCGGTTAAAAGCATTGTTATGATAATAGATTAGATATTCGTGTTTTATATTGTGTTTGTACTGGGTGTGCCGTCCGTGAGGATAGTGCACCTTTTTTAATCGGATGGTTAGCTTATCGGTTAGAGCTTCGTGTTGCGCAAACAATTGGCACGATTGAGAGGGGTTCGATTCCCTTACCATCCACGAATCATTAATTAAATTTTACTTTTATGGCAAAAGAACTGAAAGAAAGAACAGAAATCAAGAAAAAGCTGAAAAAGAAGAATGACAGAATCAGCTTTGACTTTAGCGACAAGCTTGCCGGACAGCTTCGCAGGTGTACCGCTGATCTTAACAGGCTGGCAAGGATTGACCGGATAATAGACAAGGAGCAAACTTTGTATTCGGTGGACACTAACAGGGAAGCCGGATATATTGAGGTTATCCGCAATTATTAATCAGCTGACTTGCACGATTATGAAGAGAGTTTTTAATGAACTTACACCTGAATGCGAGATTACGGCACGAATGTATGCACAAGGGTATGAGAAGAAGGAAATAGCCGATTTGAAATGCAGGGCTGTGAGCACGATAAACAACCAGTTGCAGAAGGCTTTTGAGATTCTTCATGTAAGAAATGGAAGAGAACTGGCGACCATGCTATATGAGCGTCTGGCTGGCATGAAATTCACTATGGATTTCCCACCAATAGCCCGTTCTGTTATCGCCTGTTGTTTATTATGTGTGTTTTCAATTACGTTTTATCAGGATTTCCATTCGGATATGCGTAGGGCAAGACGGATTAGAGAAGAGAAAATAGAATTTCTGAAAGATATGATATGAAAAGAGGAAAGGTTGAATCCGTACAGAAACTTTGGCTTAATAAGGATGAAGCGATGGCTTATTTGGGGTGTAGCGTTGATTACCTTGATAAACTTAGGAATAACGCCCAGGTTTCATTTGCCAAAGATGGAAAAATGATTTGGTACAATTTGGAGTCGATCAACAGATTTTTGAATAGAATGAAAGTAATATAAACCCTTTAAATTTTACGATTATGAGTCTTATTAAAAAATCAAATGAATTAGTAATTCCTACCACTGTAAAGATGATGATTTACGGTCAGGCTGGTATGGGAAAATCAACAGTGGCATTGAGCGCACCGAAACCGTTATTATTGGATTTCGATAATGGCGTTAAGCGTATGAATATGGCGCATTTGGAAAACATAGATACTGTACAGGTCACTTCATGGAGTGATGTTCAACAGGTCTTGCAGGAGGATTTGTCTGCCTATCAGACAATCGTGGTAGATACCATTGGCAAGATGATGGATTTCATCATTACTTATAAATGTGGCAGCCGCCAACCGTCTATCAAGGATTGGAGCGGTATCAATGCGGAGTTTTCATGGATGACACGAACACTTTCAAGTCTGAATAAACATATCATTTTCGTTGCCCATCGCGACACACGGAAAGAAGGTGATGATACCGTGTTTATCCCTGCCTTGCGTGAAAAGTCCTACAACTCCATCGTTACTGAACTGGATTTGCTCGGTTATCTTGAAATGAAAAGCGAAAGAGGCGTCCAAAGACGTACTATTACTTTTGACCCAACTTCAAGAAATGACGGTAAGAATACTTGCAATCTTCCTTCAGTGATGGAAGTTCCTACCATCCTTGACAAGAATGGTAATCCAACCGCAAAGAACGACTTTATCACCGCCAAGATAATCAATTCGTATTTGGGTATGCTTGCTGCCAAGAAAGAGGCACAGGAAAAGTATGATAAAGTTATTGAAGAGATAAAAGAACAGATCGAACTTATTACGGATGCGGAATCTGCCAATAATTTTATCGCGCAAATAGATAACTTTGAGCACGTTGGTTCTTCAAAGCAAATGGCGGCAAAGTTGGTAGCTAACAAAGCGAAGTCTTTGAATCTGAAACTTAATTCAGAAAAAAAATATGAACCAGCAGCCTAAATATCGTATTTACGCAACGCTTCTTGATGCCTTTGGGGCATATCTGAATAGTGATGTGATTTGGGATAAGTACTGGGGGTGGTCAGAAAATCCACCCCATACTCCCGAAGAATTTCACGAACAACAGTTTCAAGAACTGATAGACCGGATTAACCGCAAGCCATTCGACAGCGAAGCGGCAGACAAGGGAACAGCCTTTAATGAGGTTATTGACTGTATGGTTGAAAATCGGAAATCCGAAACCGTGCAGGTTGAAAAGATATATAAGGTAATACGCGAAGGAGCTTGTGACGAAACAGGTAAACCTTTGTATTACGATGAGGTTCAGACCAACGAGGTTATAGGTTTGAAAGCTACCTATAATAATCGTGTTTTTACTTTCCCAATCTCACTTTGCCGAGAGTTTTCCGGTTACTTCAAAGGAGCATTAACCCAACAAAGAGTAGAAGCGATTCTTCCAACCGCATACGGCAATGTTTTGGTTTATGGTTTGATTGACGAACTGATGCCTACCAGTATTCACGACATCAAAACAACCGGTAGTTATACCGTGGGAAAGTTCAAAGATCACCACCAGCATTTAGTATATCCATACGCTTTAATGAAGAACGGTTCTGATGTACGGACATTTGAGTATAACATTGTGGAGTTCAACAAAGGCGGTTATGTGGTAGATACCTATACAGAAACATACGTTTTCAATCCTGAACGTGATATACCAATCCTCACTAACCATTGTGAGGAGTTTATCCGGTTCTTGGAAGAAAACAGAGAACTTATAACCGATAAAAAGATTTTTGGAGGAGAAAATTAATGGCAAACCAAATAACCGGACGGATAATCGAAATTGGACAAACCGTTCAAATACCATCCAAAAACGGTGGTTCCTCATTTACAAAACGGGAGTTTATTTTAGATGCTACTACTTACGACCCTTATACGGGAGAGCGTAGCGAGTATGAGAATGTTATTCCCTTAGAGTTTTCAGGCGATAAGTGTGCAGAACTTGACCGCTTTAATCAGGGTGATGTTGTTACTGTATCGTTTGTCTTACAAGGGCGTTCTTGGACGAATCAGGACGGAGAACTCAAACGTATGGCATCTATCCGGTGCTACAAAATAGATGCGCGTGGTGGTGTATCGCAATCCCAACAAACAACATCGGTACAACAGCCAGCGCCACAGTCGACCTATCAGCAACAGCCACAGAATTTCCCGCCTCCGGTTGATGTTAATGGCAATGTAAAGGACGATTTGCCTTTTTAGCGTATGTTGTTCGACTTGAAGAATGATATGGAAGAGATTTGGAAAACAGTAAAAGGGTATAATGGATATTATCAAGTTTCTAATACAGGTAAAGTTCGGAATCCTAATAAGGTGCTTACTCCAAATGTTGGAGTAAAGAACGGATATGTTTATGTTACTTTGAGAAAAGATAAAAGACTGTTACATCGAATTGTTGCAGAAACTTTTATCCCCAATCCATTTAATAAACCAGAGGTAGACCACATTAATGGAATTAGAACGGATAATAATGTTTGTAATTTAAGGTGGGTAACTCGCACGGAAAACAATAATAATCCTATTACTAAAAGCCGTTTTAGTAAATCTGCTAAAGGTAAAGTTATCAATGCAGAAACTAAAAAACGAATGTCAATGAGCCGAAAAGGGGAAAAACATCCAATGTATAATAAAAAGCATTCAAGTTTTTCTAAAAGAAAGATGTCTATAACTCATTCAATTCCAGTTGTGCAATTTGGATTACAAATGAATTATATAGCTGAATTTGAAAGTGCAAAAGTGGCTTCTCTTGAAACACAAGTTGCTGCATCAAGTATCAATGCTTGTACGCTCGGCAAAAGGAAAACGGCTGGTGGCTATATTTGGAAAAAGAAAAATGATATTTAATTTATCAAATCATTATGAAATACCCAAGTTCAAGGAGTATGTAAACAAGCTATTTAGTGAACGTGCGGTGGTGGAAGTGAAAAAGAAACTACCTAACCGCACGCTTGCCCAAAACAGCTACTTGCATCTTCTTTTAGGGTATTTCGGTGGTGAGTACGGTTGCAGTTTCGGCGAAGCAAAAATTGACTTCTATAAGAGGACTTGCAACCGTGATTTGTTTGAACGTAAGATGGTCAACAAGAAAGGCAATGAAGTAACCTATTTGCGCAGTTCTGCCGAGCTGACAACAGGTGAAATGACTTTGAGTATTGACCGTTTCCGAAACTGGAGCGCATCTGTGGCAGGTATCTATTTGCCTGCCGCTAACGAACAACAGATGCTTATCTACGCACAACAAGAAATTGAACGTAATAATGAATTTATTTAAAAATTGAGATTATGAAGAAAAGAAAATTTCCCCAAGATGTAGCAAGATTCTTTCATCCTGAAAAATCAATCAACCCTAAATCCAGCGGTATTCACCAAATAGAGAAAGCCTCTCAAAGAAGCTATATTCCAGTTTATAATACTATGGGTACTGCAAGAAAGGTTTACAATGAGTTTGGCAAAATAAGTTATAGATAATATGGACAAATTTTTAGGACAAGACATTCCTGAACAGGAACGATGGCAGTTTCTTCAGGACAATGCCGATGCAGTGGAGAAAATCGGTTATACTCACCGATTCACACCCGAAGAATTGGCGCAAAAGAAAGAAACATTAGCTGAAGTATCAATCACCATCAATGATATTGAGATAGAAAAGAAAGAGGCTATGGACGAGTTCAAAGAACGTCTGAAACCTTTGAACGAAGAAAAGCAGGAACTTTTGGACCACATTAAGAGAGGTTCTGAGTTTGTAGAAAATGAAGAATGTGCCAAAATCCTCTATCACGAGGAAAAGATGGCAGGATTCTACAACAAGCTGGGCGAACTGGTTTATAGCCGTCCCATTATGCCACAGGAGATGCAAAAGACAGTATTCAGTATTAACCGTAAAACAGGAACAGAATCATGAGCGAAAACAAAATCAACTTGGTTGTGCCTAAAGATTACAACGGCAAACCTATTGAAGTAGTATTAAGAGAAGGCGAAGCACCGGTAGCACTTGACCCGAAAGAACCGGAGCGAGTAGTTATCAGTGGAACGATAGATGCACCTCTCAGATGGTTGGAAAAGCGTGTCGAACTGATTAATCAGAAATCGACCAATATCATCGTAAACCGTGATAAGATGGGGTTGGCATTAACTATTGATGAAACCAACTACTATCAGACTGGAATCAGTGGTATTTTACAGGCTTCAAAAGAAATGCAGGAATTTGGCATTAACACGGATAAGAAATGGGAACCTGTCAAGCTATCCCAGTTCTTCAAGATGCACCGTGCTTTCTTCAAGGATAAATCAGAAAACATGATGCTGGTTTCCACTTTGAAGAATTTCAAAGCAAAGGTTAACCAAGACATCGAGCGCAGCAAAGAGGAAAACGGCAGCAAGACGGATAATTATTCTCAGGTGGTTGATTCTAATCTTCCGAAATCCTTCAAACTGAATATTCCTCTTTTCAAAGGCTTTGCTTGTGAGGAAATCGAAGTTGAAATTTATGCTGATGTAGATGGTCGTGATGTTTCACTTTCTTTGGTTTCTGCTGGTGCGAATGAAACCATTGAGGAATACAAAAACAAGGTGATTGACGAACAGATTGAAGCAATCAAAGGTGTTGCACCTGACATCGTAATCATCGAAGTATAATTGACAGCCCGGAAAGACGGGCATCTGGTATCGTGGCGGAATTGGTAGACGCACGACGAGTACTGGAGCTTTACCCAGCCGGAAGGGTTACTCAAAGCAGAAAGCTCATGCAGGTTCGAATCCTGCCGATACCACCACATAACAAGAGGATGCTTAATGATAAAAACATCCTCTTATTTACTAATAGTTACTTTTCATATTTCTATGACACCAACAACTTCATAATTCCCATTTAATCCATGATTTGTCATATAAGTTCTGATTTCAGTTCTATATGCTACTTCAAAATTATACTGTGATAAATTGGCACTTATCGCCTTTGTAAAGGAATACTCATTACCATGATGAGTGAAAATAATACGATAGTTCTTCATATAAATATGATTTTAGAGTGAATACAAATATTACACCCGCAAATATATAAAATAATGCCATACTACATAAAACGAAAACCAAAGAAGAAAGAAAAACCTATGCCTTTATTTGATAAAGCAGGGATAACAGTAAAGAAGAAGCCGGATTTGAAAGCTAAGCTCGACAAGGAGTTTTCCCTTTTTATCCGGCTTCGTGATTGTATGCCAAACGGATTCTTCCGATGTATATCATGTGGACAGATAAAACCATTCGTGCAAGCCGACTGCGGGCACTATTTCAGTCGTACACATTTGGCAACACGGTTTGATGAGAACAATTGCCATGCCGAATGCCGTGCGTGCAACCGTTTCCGTGCCGACCACCTTGAAGGCTACCGTGAGAATTTGATAGCCAAAATCGGACAACAGAAATTTGACTTGCTGAAAGTAAAAGCTGCTGGTACTTCTAAGATGTCAGATTTTGAGTACGAGCAACTAATTAAGTATTACAAAGCACTCAATAAGAAATTACGAAAGGAGAAAGGGCTATGAATGATTTGGAAGCAGGAACATTTGTCATGATGGTCAAGAATGATGATGGTTCATTCTCTCCGGTTGGATTAAGTAAGGAACAGGCTTATATAATCCGGATATTTCTTTCCAAACTTAGTGAGGATTCCCCTTTTATCATTAAATCAGAAGATAGATATGTACAAACTACGTGATTACCAACAGAAAGCCTCTGATGCTGCCGTTTCTTTCTTCAATAACAAGGCGAAGAAAACAAATGCCATTATGGTGTTACCTACGGGCAGCGGAAAGTCGCTTATCATAGCAGATATAGCCGCAAGGCTTGACGGTCATACCTTGGTGTTCCAGCCCTCGAAGGAAATACTCGAACAGAATTTCAAGAAACTCTGTTCATACGGTATTCTTGATTGCAGTATCTATTCATCATCCTTTAACTCAAAGGAGATAAGCCGGATAACATTTGCCACCATCGGCAGTGTGAAGAATCATCCCGAACTGTTTACCCACTTCAAGAACATCATTGTGGATGAATGTCATCTTGTAAACCCCAAAGAGGGAATGTACAAGGATTTTTTTGATGCAGTGAAGTGTAAGGTTCTTGGGCTGACAGCAACGCCATACCGTTTAAGCTCCAGTCGTGATTTCGGCTCCATGCTGAAATTTATCACTCGGACAAAACCTCATGTCTTTTCAGAGGTCATTTATCATGTACAGGTATCAACCCTATTAGATATGGGCTACTTGGCGAAGTTGGATTACTATTCAATGAATCCTTCAGGGTGGAATGAACTTAACTTGAAAGTAAATACTACTGGTGCCGACTATACGGATAGGTCAGTTCAAAAAGAATATGAACGGATAGACTTCTACGGTTATCTCGTTCATATCGTCCAAAGGCTGATGAATCCCAAAGCCGGAGGAAAACGGAAGGGTATTTTGGTCTTTACCCGTTTTTTGAAAGAAGCGGAACGGTTAACGATGTCAATACCCGGTTGCGCTATCGTTTCAGGTGATACTCCTAAGAAAGAACGTGAACATATTCTTGAGGCGTTCAAAGCTGGTGAAATTCCAGTAGTAGCTAATGTGGGTGTACTTACGACTGGCTTTGACTATCCGGAACTTGATACGGTCGTTATGGCACGTCCTACAATGTCACTTGCCATGTGGTATCAGATAGTCGGTCGTGCCATCCGCCCGCATCCTTCTAAAGAATGTGGATGGATTGTGGATTTATGCGGTAACATCAAACGTTTCGGAGAGGTGTCGGATTTACGATTGTTTGATAGCGGTAATGGTAAGTGGGCTGTATTTTCTAACGGAAGGCAATTAACTAACGTGAGATTCTAAGACTATGGACGAAGGATTTTTGAGGCTAAGCCGCAGGTTTTTCTCGAATGAAATGTGGAATGAAGCCCGTACTTTTAGCAGTTGCGAAGCGTGGTTAGACTTAATTCAGTCTGCACGATTTGAGGCAACGCCCCGAAAGGAGAGTATCGGAGGTCGAGAAATCTCTTATTCAAGAGGTCAATATCCTGCATCCATAAGATTTCTGTCACAGCGTTGGAAATGGTCTGAAAAGAAGGTGCGTTCCTTTCTTGTGCATCTTAGAAAGAAAGGTATGATAACTGTTGAGTGCAATCAAGGAATGAACCTTATAACCTTATGTAAATATGAAGAATATAATCCAATGGGCACAACCAAGGGCACAAGTAAGGACACAGGTATTGAAAAGGAAATCAATGAATTAAGACACGAATGGGCACAACTAAGGGCACAACTTGGGGCACAGCCCATGAACAGCAATCTACCGCAATCCGAACTTTTACAAAAATCAGGGCACACAGAGGGCACAAATACAAAGAAAGAAGAAAGAGAGTATATAGATATATCTCTACATCAAAAGAAAGAAAATACTCCTGACGGAGTATCAAAGAAAGCCAAGCTTTCTTCGCCCTCCCCCTCTGAAAAGATTGATTACAGCGGATTGATGGAATACTATAATACCACATTCAAAGACAGACTCCAGCAGATAAGATCAATGACTGATGTGAGAAAAAAGGCTGTAAAAGCCCGGATAGCCCAATATGGGAAAGAGTCAGTGAGGAGTGTTTTCAATCTCATTCTTCAATCCCCGTTCTTACTTGGAGCTAATGACCGCAATTGGAAATGCGACTTTGATTGGATTTTCAAACAAGCAAACTTTACTAAAATATTGGAAGGAAACTATAATGGGACAAGACTTAGTAAAAATCAACAGGATAGCGAGCAGCGAAAACGTGATTCAGTTCTTGCAGTCGCTACAACCGTTAGAGAAGCTGCCGCAAAAAAGAGAAAGGAACTTGAAGCAGAGGGCGTTATTGAATAAATATCCCGATCCTGCACAATTCATTCTTGATTACAACCCTGATTTGCAGTTCAAACTTGTCAGATGTAATGCAACCCATTCAGAACTGGCGTTGAATGACAGCATTCCGAGTTTAGGGCTATTGTCTTCTACTTATGGGGATGAAACACCGATAGAATGGCTAAAGATACAATTTGGCTCATTGAATGACTTTGCAGAAGTTTCAACCAAGATAGCGAAAGAGCAACTTTCTGAACTATCGGAGATATTCCTTTCGGAGTATTATTATATAAATGCCGCTGAAATCTGTTTTTTCATAGCACGGTTTAAGTCAGGGAAGTATGGGCGGTTCTACGGTTCAATAGATCCATTGAAAATAACAAGTGCGATGCTGGACTACGTTTCTGAACGTCGGAAAGATATTGAACGGAAAGAGCGTGAACGATACAGAAACCAACGTGAAAAAGAGATAGAGGAGCGTGGAGATAACAGAATCTCTTATGCTGAGTACATTGAAATCAAGCACCGTGCTGATGCAGGAGATGAGGAAGCTAGAAAAATGCTGATATCACCATGAGAATAACCGTTTACTGGGTAACAAGAAATCCGGATGTTATCGTAAGAATCCGGAAAAAGTTCAATATCCCAAGTTATACTTCCGTGAACTACGAAACAGAATGTGAAATCAAGAATGAAGACTTTCCACTGTTAGAAGAAACAGAACGAAGGGGATTCATTCGAATTAGAAATAAGAATACACGATTATGCAAGGAACAGACAAACTGAATACGATAACCAACATCGTATTTGTCCTCACGGACGTTTTAGAAACCAACCTTCTAGAAATGCAGCAGCAATACAAGAAGGAAGGCTTTGAATTGCGGCACGATTCAAAAAGAAACTTCAACACAGCCATAGCCGCGATAAAGAGATTGAAAAGTGATGTGAATCATTGCAGCGAATCCACTCAGGAAAACTTCGGTAATGATTCTGACATGGTGAACGCCATGTTGCTCACACTGATTGACAGATGCGGTGATGATGACAACCTCGCTTATAAGATGTACGAATACATTAAATCTTTCCCGTCCAAACTGAATCTGGACTTGGATTTGGATAATGCGTTCAGCCACCTGTTTAAAAAGGAGAAGTTATGAAATCGCAGAAAAATATCTTAAAATCCATTGAAGGTCTGTCCGATATAGAACTATTTGTTATTGATCTCTTTTGTGGCGCCGGTGGCTTATCCGAAGGTGTGGAAGAAGCACGATTGGATGGAAATAGATGTGGAAAGGTTGTTTGCTGTGTGAACCATGACAAGAATGCCATCCTTTCACATGATGCCAATATCCCTGATGCACTTCACTTTATTGAGGATATCCGTACACTGGAACTTTCCCCGATAAGCACTATTGTAGAACGTATCCGCCAGCTATACCCTGATGCCATGATAATGCTTCATGCCTCTTTGGAGTGTACTAACTTCTCGAAAGCCAAAGGCGGTCAGCCGAGAGATGCCGACAGCCGAACGTTGGCAGAACATCTCTTCCGTTATATTGATGTTATAGACCCTGACTACATTCAGATTGAAAATGTAGAAGAGTTTATGTCATGGGGAGATATGGATGAGAATGGGAAACCTATCAGCATGGACAAAGGCCGGCTTTATCAAAAGTGGGTGCGCAATGTCAAGAAGTACGGTTACAACTTTGAGCACCGCATCTTAAATGCTGCCGACTTCGGTGCCTACACCACAAGAAAACGCTTCTTCGGCATCTTTGCTAAAAAGAACTTGCCGATAGTATTCCCAGAACCGACCCACTGTAAAGGTGGTAGGCAAGATATGTTCTCGCGGCTGGAGAAGTGGAAGCCGGTAAAAGATGTGCTTGATTTCTCTGATGAAGGAACTACCATCTTCAGGGAAAAGCCTCTTGCAGAGAAAACGCTTGAACGTATCTATGCCGGACTTATCAAGTTTGTAGCCGGAGGAAAGGATGCCTTCCTCGTAAAGTATAATTCTATGAGCCGTACAGGGAAATATAACGCTCCTGGGATTGACGAACCATGTCCGGTGGTAGCCACGCAAGGCAGACTTGGAGTAGCGCAAGTTTGTTTCCTCTCTAAGCAGTTTAGCGGACACCCCGACAGCAAGAACGTATCAGTGGAAGAACCGGCTGGAGCAATCACTTGTAAAGACCACCACGTTTTTGTATCGGCTTACTATGGGAACGGGCATAATCATTCGGTGGAACTTCCAGCTCCAACGGTCACAACGAAGGACAGGATGGCTTTAATTGAAAGCCGATTTATGTGTTCTTATAACTTTAAGGATACAGGAAAGGATATTAATCAGCCTTGTCCTACACTTCTGACTAAAGACAGACTTTCCCTTGTATCTCCATTTTTTATGAATCAATATTCTGGAGGTGGTCAGGTGTCTGATATAAACTCGCCATGCCCCGCTGTTACCACAACACCGAAACAAAACTTGGTAACATGCCAGCCGTGGATAATGAATACTGCATTCTCAAATGTAGGTAGCAGTATAGAGGAACCCTCCCAGACCATTACCGCAAACAGGAAATGGCACTATCTGATGAATCCACAGTTCAACAGTGCTGGCGGCTCTGTTGATAGCCCCTGCTTCACATTAATAGCCCGCATGGATAAGATGCCGCCCTATCTGGTAGCAACAGAAAGCGGTCAGGTAGCGATTGAAATCTACGACAATGATAGTCCTATGACCGTGAAGATAAAGGAGTTCATGGCACTGTATGGCATAGTGGATATTAAAATGCGGATGCTTCGCATTCCGGAACTCAAAAAGATTATGGGATTCCCTGAAGATTATGTTTTAATAGGCACACAAGCTGACCAAAAGAAATTTATCGGGAATGCGGTGGAGGTTACACAAGCGAGAAAAAATACTGAAGCACTTTGCAAAGTATTGAGAAAGTTGAGATTGAAGAAATCAAAAGAAATAGCTTAATGGAAAATGGAAAACTTTAGATGCCTGTTGCGGCAGTAGGATGTTTTGGTTTGACAAACATAATCCTCTTGCCTTATTCGTTGATAAGAGATCGGAAATAGTAACTGCCAAGGACAGAGATAAAATCAGAACTATAGAAGTAAAACCTGATATAATAGCCGATTTTACCAACTTGCCGTTTGAGGATAGCTCTTTCTACATGGTCGTGTTTGACCCGCCACATTTGAAAACACTTGGCAAAACATCATGGATGGCAAAGAAATATGGTAGGCTTCCGGATAATTGGCAAGAAATGATAAAAAGCGGTTTTGATGAATGTATGCGCGTCTTGAAGCCTTACGGCACTCTTGTATTCAAATGGAATGAGAGTGAGATAAAAGCTGCGGAAGTTTTGTCTGTTATCCCGTTCAAACCTCTTTTCGGACATACTACCGGAAGACAGAGCAAAACAATATGGATGTGCTTTATGAAACTGCCAATTAACGAATAACAAATAAGAAAGGAGGTAATTATGGGATCATTTATAGCCCAACAGCCAAACGGCTTATATTGTAGGTTTAGTACAATTGTTGATACAGTCACGCACTACAATATGACAAAAGATGATTACATAGAAATATGCAAAGACCGATTAGGAAAGGAACGTGGAGAAGAAGAGGCTAATGATATTTTAAAAAACTATCTGCACCCTTTTAACGATGTTCTTGAGCGATTCATTCCTAATAATGATTCGGTTGAAGAGTTTAATATCCGTTTGAAAGAAATGGGATATATGGATGAGTTTAATGGATAATCGAAATGAAAAAGACTTTTAAACAATGGGCAAAACAGGATAAAGACTTGGATGACTTTTTATCGCCAGGTGATTATATTGACGAAAGGTTATATAACTATATAGGGGAAATCATACCTCCTGCATATTACTCAAGAGACTTTATACAAGGATGCGACGCCATTAAAAATGAAGGCGATGTATTATTCTACATTACAGCACACAGAACCGTTGATAATCAGTACTTATATCTCGGTGTTTTACCAGAATTTAAACAGATTAGAAAATAGTAATTATTGCATGGACATAATGATTCTATTCTGAGACAACCTATGAGTATCTGTTGAAACACATACAAAACATTTTTTTGTGTCGTTAGTACTCAAGTGCCCCACAGAATGATTATCTTTAAATAATATCCCTTCCCTGTTAGTATAAGCAGATAGAATCCTAATGGATATACTATTGATATCTAAGTCTTTAAAATCTGGTAATCGATAAGATATCGTTATGCTTTTTTGCCCTTTTTCAAAAAGGGTAAATGGAGTTATCCCATCACAAATGGATGCATGGTTTTCCTTACTATAATGTCCCAGACTATTTGTATCTAATAAAATAGATGCATTGGTGATAGTAGCAGTTTGATTTCCTATGTTTGTATAAAGAAGACAAACTTTTAATTCGTTATTTTCAATTAGAGCACCAGATATAGTTAAAGCAATCCCTTCCGTTTTCTTAAAATATTGTCTATAGCAATTATAGACAGTAACCGATACAGCGATGATAGATAAAAATAAAGATACAATATCCATAATTACGAGTTTTTGCAAACTTACTAATAAAAACTAACATTCTAATAATAAAATGCAAAAAAATAAGTGGAATAAAGAAGAAAGGAGAATAACCATGACCGAAGAACTTGTAACATTGGAAACAGCAAAGATGCTGAAAGAGAAAGGGTTTAATTGGAAGTGTGAACACACAATAAGTTGCGATAATATTATTAGAAGATACGACATTCCGCAAAGTATGTCATGTTGTACGGAAATAGATAACGAACCAGTTGAATTTTTGTGTCCAGTGTTGTATGTTGCCCAAAAGTGGCTTCGTGAAACTAAGAACCTGCATATCGAAATATCCTATATGTATGGAAATTATTGGACGTATGATATACTGACAATTCCGAGACATGACTTGATAGGATTGTCTGACAGGCCTATTATCCGTTATAATACCTACGAGGAAGCACTTGAAGCAGGTTTACAGGAAGCATTAAAACTTATATGATTATGGAAAATATTAATTTGAACGAACTACGGAATATAGCTTATAAGACAGCTTGTGAGCATGGTTTCCACGATAAAAGACTTAGTGAAGAACACTGCCTTTGTCTTGTCATTTCCGAGCTTATGGAAGCTGTGGAAGCGGAAAGAAAGGGAAGATTAGGAAAGAAATGTAAATCACGTTTTGAAATGGACTATAATCGCTATCCTGCATTAGTGGAAGAAGAAAAGCGATTTAAGTGTTCCTTTGAAAAAAATGTAAAAGACACACTTCCAGACGAACTAAGTGATGCGGTTATACGCCTGCTTGACCTTGCAGGATTTCGAGGAATAAGCCTTGAATCTGCTAGTAATGATATTAACTCCGAATATATGGATGATATTGCCTGTATGTACAGCAAATTGAGTTTCACGGAAGCGATATATTCCATATTTACCAAACCAATTGTAGATTACCAGTATCTTTCTACGATTGTAAATGAGATGATATTTTCAATCTTTGCACTAGCCAAACATCTTGGCATAGATTTGCTATGGCATATTGAGCAGAAACAAAGATATAACGAATTAAGACCTAAGTTGAACGGAAAAAGATATTGATTATGAAAACAATTATATTTACAATCATATGTATTATCGCCCTATTATGGGTTGGAGATCTCACAATTACATTTAAGCCGTTTTCCATCTCGTTGCCCGGTTGGTATAAGCCTGTAGGTATCCTTCTATTTTTTCTGTCAATGGCGGTATATACTATAGGGGAATATACTAAAGGCTATAAACAGGGTTTCGATGATGGGATAAAGGAATGTGTTGAAATACTTAAAAAGAAAAATCCATGAGCAAACTATACAAAGTAACCATTTTCGGGGAATCATTCTTAATCGGGTGGTTCCCTTTTTCTTCACGCTGGTATAACAAGCTAAAGATAATCAAATGATAGTACGTCATTTTATAAGAGTTCCGGTTGGAAGTACTGTCTATTGCGACAATCAGCCGGTTAAAATACTAGAGAAAGGATATGCCCTTGCTCTATGTGATGTTAATGGGAAACGGGTATATATCACTTGCTATGATTTGGAAAAGAAACCATTCGTCAGCACGAATGGGGAAAAATGAAAAAGAGCCAACCCACGCACGACCATGAATCAGCTCTTCCTTACACGATTATGATGCAAATATACTATTTACTTTTAAAATAATCGTGTTATGGAACTGGATTTTAACAAAATAATTCGCCTTAAAAAGATTAGAATTGAGAAATCAGAACTTTCAGAGGAAGAAAATACCTTAGCTTCACCGATTTTGAGAGATAAAAGCCTTATTAGGGATATCTATAAAATCTTCGTTGAGCTATTGAATAGCAGAAGTCTTCCCCCTTGTATTGATAGTGTTACCCAGCGGAAGAAGTTCATCTTCATTATCCTGTACCTGTTTTCTCCAAGTTCGCTTGCCGGTGGGAAAATGACAGCTGGGTTACGCGAAGAGATGTCAAGGGTACTTGGGGTTCAGTCCAAGAGTACAATTTCCGACAACTGCGCTGATGTCGTGTTTCTCTATCAGAACTATGGGGATTTCAGCGGGGATATAGAGTATCTTTACACCGAAATCGTAAATCGGTTAAGAATCAAAGGGCTAATCAATCAGTAAGCCGGAGTTTAGTGCTCCGGCTTGTCTGTTTGGTTTACAAAATCAAATTTCAAATAAAACTCTTGTCTGAACAATCTTTTTAAGGCTGCTAAATATTTAACCATATCATCATATAGTTTTTCTTCTTTTTCTTTTATGTCGTTTTCAAATTCATTTCTTGTTCCTTGTAGTTGTTCCATACTATCTATTGCCATTTTTGATAATGCGGAATTGTTTTGGTTTTGATTGGCCAAATCAAAAAATGTTTTCCAATCAGAAAGATGACTTATAGCGTTGCTCGCAATATAGCATATAAATGCAACATACTGCTGTGAACTATTTACAAGGTTATTAATGCGTTTTATCGTATATTCATCATCAATAGAAACCATTAACAAACGATTTTCATGATTTAATTTCAGTAATGTTTTATTGGCATCATTTATTAATATTGACAACTTTTCTACTGAATACTTATCATATAAATAATATAAAAGTTGATTTTTGTATAATTGTAGTTCTTCTGCTAAATGTAAGATTTCTATAAAACGGTTAGTTCTCTGCTCAATATAGGAATGTTTTCTTTGATTTTCAAAAGATATTTCATTCTTTATGATTTCCATTCCTTTTGTTATTTCTTCAATATCTTCTTTGGTTGCAAGATTTTTGCCTTTTTCAGTTTCATAAGATATTCTCTGTGCGGATTCTCTAGTTGCTTCATTTTTTGTTCTTTCAGCTATTAATGTTATTTCGCGTATATCGGATTTAGTAGCCATGTTTTTCCCTAACTCTGTAAGCATTGCGATTTCTTTTGAATCTTCTTTAAGAGCTATATTTTCACCTTTCTTCTTTGCGTAAGATTGATAAAATAAAAAGGCAATACTCCAAATGGCATTTCCTACAAAGAATAGTATTCCAATTATTAAATAGTCCATATTATTCTTAATACTTCGGTAAATTTTTACCGAAAAATTAAAAGTTAAACAATAGAACCGGCAAAAGTCGGTTCGAAAACATTAAAGAGGTCATTGAAATGTTGTCAAAAACGAATGGTTAAGCATGAAGAAATGTGCTGAAAAAAATGGGCTAACCTGCTGATAACAAAGGTGAAAAGTATTGCATAATTCGTTGATTTTTTTAGTAAATTAGAAGTTAACTACTCATCTAATTATGGCTAAAGAAACACTCCTTATGCAATACCAATCCGAGTGCCTGTCGGCTCTCAAATCAGTCGTGAATATACACAAACCTTTTGAAAAAACGTTCATGGACACCATGAAATTATTCATGGCCATCCCGGATCGTATAAACTTCCTCCAATTGGGCAGGTATGGATGTTTTTCGGAACAGACCTACCGTAACCTTTTTGAAAATGAAACTTTCGACTGGTTTGCGTTCAACGCCTCTATCATCAGCAAGCATCTCACAGGCAAAAGAAAAGCCATCGCCATCGATCCTTCCTATATCCCCAAGTCCGGTCATAAGACACCTTGGATTGGTTACTTCTGGTCAGGCTGTGCCGGGGATTATAAGCGAGGATTAGAAATCATGGGCATCGGTGTCATTGACATCGACAACCATGAATGCATGACTTTAGGTTCCATTCAGACACCGGACTGTAAGACCTTGGATAATATGGGTAAGAACCTGGTTGACTGGTATAGCAGCTATCTAATCAGTAGAAAAGACAAGCTACAGAGCATATCCAGAACGGTGGTTGCAGACGCATTCTTTTCCAAGGAAACTTTCATAACGCCTATGTGTGAGAGTGATTTCCATGTCATCAGCCGCTTTAGGAACGACGTAGTCCTGTACTATCCGACATTGGAAAAGAAAACAAGAAAACGTGGTCATCCCAAGTGGTTTGACGGCAGGATTGACTTTGCCAATCTGGATCTGACCCGGTGCAAGGAATACGAGGTGAACAAGGGAAAACTATACGGATTGAGGGTATATGCAAAAGCTCTCAAAAGGTATGTTTCCTTGGCCGTCTGGTATCCGATGGACGGGAGGACAGACAAGTGGCAGCTTTATTTCTCTACAGATGATTCCATGGATGGATGCGAAGTCCTGGATTATTACAGAACCAGGTTCCAATTGGAATTTTGCTTTAGAGATGGAAAGCAGCATGCTGGAATTACCAACTGTCAGTCAACTGACTTCAGAAAGTTGGATTTTCACTTCAATGCATCGCTTGCTGCTGTCAACTTGACCAAAGCGGCATGTAAGAGGCTCGGAATAGCCTATTCCATATCCTCTTGCAAGTCATTCATACACAATGCGTATATGCTTGAACGATTTATTTGCGTGTTTGGGATTAACCCAGACATGCAAGTTATTGACAAACTTTTCAAAGAACTCATTTTATTTACTGCCAGAGCCGCTTAGGCTTGGCGAATTTTTAACGAACTATTGATTCTCCTTTCTCTAATTTAATTTTCTTCCCACAATGAGGGCAAGTGATAGCATTTTCATCCTCTCCTTTCACTTCTTCCGGTGACGCAAAGAGCTGCCACATGGGTACATCTAAGGCAGTGGAAATTTTTTCAAGTGTTGGGTACGATGGTGACACTATCATACGTGAAAGACTCTCACGTGCGATACCTAATTTGTCAGCAAGGCTTGTTATGGTTAAGCCTTTCTCTTTTATTACTTCTTTGATTCTATTCATGGTTATATGATTTGTTTTTACAAAGATACGCTTATTATATGAGTGTGATATATATCTATCACTAAATAGTGTTAAATGTGATATTAAATATCACTCTTTGTTTTGATATGTGATATATATACCTTACATTTGTATCATCAAACAAGAAGTAATAACAATTAAAACATAGAAGATATGAAGACAACAGAATTTAAGAAAGGTCAGTCAGTGGTCGTAACTACTAAAAAGGGCAAAGTAGAGGGCACTATATCATGCGTTGATATGAATGTTTGCACTTTTGAAGTTGAATACTCTGTGGATTACCTAAAAGAGGGCAAAACATGGACTATGATTTGTGTGCCTGCAAGAGCGATAGAATTAGCATAAGTTTAATCAGCAGGGCGAAAGCCCTGCGCAATATAGAAGAATATGAAACGGTATTATTTAGAGCTTAACGGTGTATTTGTGAAAGATTCTAATTCTCTTAAAATCATAACAAGACATTATGAAAATTACCGTAAAAAGTATAAAGACGGTTTAATAGGTGTCTATGACAAACAAACAGGTGAATATATATTTTGATTATTTTAAGTCCTAATCCGGTAGCTTTCGGGCTACCACAATATACACGATTATGAAAGCGGATTTAGTTTTAGTTATCAGCCCTGAAGCCCCACTGATGAAGCAATTGGGCAAAGTATTGGGTAAGTTATGTAGTATGTGCGATTTTACCACCATAGAGAGGGGTGAAAAGTACATCACCATACAGCATGATGAAACTGGGCTTGTAGTGGCTTATACGAGTGAAGAAAGATTGAATGTGAAAAATTGAATGCGAAACATTAAATATAGATTATAAATGAAAGGTAATTGTACGTTAGAACTTGATGTAGACAGTGTGGCATTGAATAATGCAATGTCTAAAGCTGTCAGTGATGCTGTAAAAAGCCTCAATATTGAGCAGATAGTAAATGCAGAAGTAACAAGAAGAATAGGCAAAAGCGTAAGCAAATCAATACAAGACGGCACATTTGTTAGAGCAGTTGCAAAGAATGTAGCCAAAGAATTTGATGCAAATATCATTGTGTCCCTTCTTGATATTGAAGAGCTGAAAACTATGGTTGCAGAAAAAATCAGTCAGAAAATAATTAGTAAAATGGGGATTTAATTATGAACTCAATTAACGACGAAAGAGGTTGCAGCGTATGCCAGCCCGGTAAAGAGAATTACACCACCTACAACACCAGGTTGAGAGGTAAGAGAGTGAGAATGTACCAGTACGATTACCGTACTGAAAGTGGTGAACTCTTTGCTTGTTGTGCGCCTACCTTAGAGGCGTGTAGAGAAAGACGGGATAAATGGCTTAGTTCACGACAATAAGCCGATTGTCGTGTATAACGATTGAAGATATTTCGTTATCTTTGGTTGTGGTAGTACCTTTGGGGTACTATCGCGGGGTGTAGCAGTGGTAGCTTTTCACTTTGACTTGGTGAAGGTCGGTTGTTCGATTCAGCCCCCCGCAACTATTGAGTATTAATTAAAAAAATGACACGATTATGAACATTCTTACATTAAGCATCAAACAGAAGTATTTCGATGAAATCTTGGCAGGCAAGAAAACCCACGAATACCGTGAAATCAGACCAACTAACGCTAAGAAGTATATCACTTACCTATGTGGCGGTAAAGAATATCCGGCTGATGCAGAACTGCCTGAAGAAGGTGAGGTAGAATTGAAGCCTATCAAGTACGATGCAATCAAGCTTCTGACAGGTGCATATACAGGTAAACGTCCTTATATTATCGTTGAAGTGAAAGCAGCAGAAGCTGTTATTCTCACAGATGAAAACGGTAATGATATTGTTTACGAACATCAAGGCGAAGAATATCTTGCTGCACAAATGAATTATACTTTGGGCAAGATATTAGAAAAACATATAGATTGATTTGTTTAATTTTTAAAATTAGAAAGCAGAGTCGCAAGAAGAATTAACAGAGTAGCCGGGCCTCGCAGAAATATGAATGGTGCAGGGGCAGGTGGTAGATTGGTTGCCAATCGTAGAGGTACAGCAAGTGCCACACAGTTAGGATCACGCAGACAGCGTTACAGTGATCTTCGTACTTCATTTGGTTTAAGTGGTGGCTAGCTATGAACAAAGTAGAACAAGCGAGTCAATATATAGACCTCATTCGGGTAAAATCGAATGAGGCTTTACTGTTTTTATCACTTGGTAAAGATTCGCTTGTTCTGCTTGATTTAGTCTATCCGAAGTTTGACCGGATTGTTTGCGTGTTCATGTATTTTGTCAAGAATTTGGAACATATTAACCGTTGGATAAACTGGACTAAAGCCAAATATCCGAAAATAGAGTTTGTTCAAGTACCACATTGGAATCTTACTTATATTCTCCGTGGCGGTATGTATTGTGTGCCAAATCCGAAAGTAAAGCTATTGAAGTTGGCAGATGTGGTAAAGGCTATGCAGCTTACTCATGGAGTTTATTATACATTCTTGGGCATGAAAAAAGCTGATGGTATGAATCGTAGGCTTATGTTGAAAGGGTATGAGGTAAACGGTTACGAGAATAACGGTATGGTTTATCCTTTGGCTGATTGGACACAAAAGGATATTCTTGCTTATATGAGGCAGCACAATTTACCCGAACCAGTTCGATATTCATTGAAAGCCAGTTCGGGAGTAGGTTTCAATCTTGATTGTATGCTTTGGATGGAGAAGAATTACCCGCAAGATTTACAGAGAATTTACAGAGTTTTCCCGATGGCTGAAAGAGTGCTTTGGGAGTATCATAATCAACAAAATTAATAAGGAGGATTGCTGAGTCAGAAAAAGAAAGACAAGAGAACAGATATATGCTCAGGCAGAAAGATTGAGCGAAGCTAACTGGAGAAGAAAAAATACATGGAGTAGCAGTGCTGCAAGCAGGCGTGCAAAACAATCTCGTGATAATCTTATAGCAAGAGCCGAAAGGAATACTCTTCGGCAGAGAGGTTTCGGTCTAAGTAATGGCTAATATGGAATTATCAAAATACATAAAGAGTGAATCGGTGGAACTTAATCGTTCTGCCATTCACTTTGCGGATTATAATCCCCGAAAACTTTCCGATGAATCACGTAAGACACTGAAACGTGGCATCAAGAAGTTTGGTTTAGTCGGTGGAATTGTCGTGAACAAGCGTACTGGTCTTACCGTAGTCAGCGGGCACCAGCGTTTGTCTGTCATGGACGAATTGCAAAAGTTTCCCGATAACGACTACCGCATTCGTGTCGATGTCATAGACGTGGACGAGCAGCAGGAAAAGGAGTTAAACATTCTAATGAACAACCCTAATGCACAAGGGACATGGGATTTTGACGCTCTTGCCCGTATTGTTCCTGATATTGACTGGAAAGATGCAGGTCTGACCGATGCAGACTTGAATATGATTGGTGTCGACTATCTTTTGCAGACCGAAGAGGAAAACTCTATTGCGGATGCTTTGTCTGATATGATGGTCCCAGTTTCCGAACAGAAAGAAGCCGATAAAGCCGCCAAGCAGTTGGAACGTGTCGAAAAGGTTGCCCACATGAAAGAGGTCAAACATCAGGTGAAAGAAAACGCACAGAAGCAAGCCGAGAACATGGATGCCTATGTGGTGTTGTCCTTTGATACCTATGAAGCTAAAGCCGCTTTCTGCGAAAGGTTCGGGTATGAACCAGATATGAAGTTTATAAAGGGAGAAGTTTTTGATGAACAAGTAGAAAGAATAGATTAATTATTGGGAGGAAAGCTGAGTTAGAAAGAAAACATATAGCCAGTTATATCAGCAGTCCAGACGAATAATGTACAACGCTGGAAGACAATACGGGTTAGGTTCTGCAAGACAAAGAAACATAAGGGATAGAACGAAATCCATAATGGGAAGATATGCTGAGAAAATAGATAGCTATTTCTCAAAAAGAGGAGTTGATGTCTATGGAAACAAGCCAATTTCTCGCCGTGTCTATATGGGTAACAATAACGGTTAAAATTATGATTGGCGATTTTATACTTTGGATAAGGAATGTTCTAAAGCAAAACCTGTTTTGTGTTCATCATTATGTTTGGAAAGGTAGTGTGATGTTCTCTGAGTTCAGGTATGAACAATGTGAGAAATGTGGAAAATTAAAGAAGTAATATGAGCAATAGTGAATCTCAAAATAGAAAAGGTAAAGGAGGAAGAAAGCCTAAGTTTGATTATACAAGCGAGGAATTTCTTTCTCTCGTGGAATCGTATGCCAAAAAGGGATTCACTGACAAGGAAATTGCTTATGCCATAGGGATTTTGCCTCAAACATTCTGCGAAAAGAAAAGTGAGTACACCGAAATATCCGAAGTCTTAGCGCGTGGGCGCGCGACAATCAATGCCACTGTAAGGGCTAAATTCCTTGCAATGGCTCTCGGTGGCATAAAAACCAAAAGCACCGTGGTAAGAAAGCTCCGTGATTCAGAAGGGAATTTGACGGGCGAAGATGAATTACAAGTAAGCGAAAGCGAGTTGGCTCCTAATTTGCAAGCAATGTCCGTTTGGCTGTACCACCATGATGAAGATTGGAGAAAGATTGAGCGCAAACAAGATGAAGACGCTGATATTCCAACAGACATAGAGCATGGCATCAACATTGATTCTTGGATTAAAGACAAGCTGAAATGATAGTACCTCAAGAAATTTACCATCCATTATACGAGGATAAGGAAAAATTTATAATTCTTATTACCGGTGGGCGTGGTTCGGGAAAGTCTTTCAATGCTTCTACCTTTATTGAGCGGTTGACTTTTGAAATGACTCCCGTAGAGAAAATAGTTCATCAGATTCTTTACACCCGTTACACGATGGTTTCTGCCGGTATGTCTATCATCCCCGAAATGATGGAGAAGATAGATTTGGACGGTACCACGAAATATTTCAAGACCACAAAGACGGACATAGTCAATAAGATGACTAAGAGCCGTATCATGTTTCGGGGTATCAAGACTTCTTCCGGAAACCAGACAGCAAAACTGAAATCCATTCAAGGCATTACGACTTTTGTCTGCGATGAAGCGGAAGAGTGGACAAGCGAAGATGAGTTCGACAAGATAATGCTCTCCATTCGCAAGAAGGGTATTCAGAACCGGATTATCATTATAATGAACCCATGTGATTCCAATCACTTCATCTACAAGAAATACATTGAGAAAACTCACAAGCTGGTAGAGATTGACGGTGTGCAGGTTCAGATTTCCACTCATCCGAATGTGCTCCATATCCATACTACGTATTTTGATAACTTGGATAACCTTTCTCCTGAGTTCCTGAAAGAGGTGGAAGATATGAAGGTGAGTAATCCTGAAAAGTATGCTCATGTGGTTATCGGCCGGTGGGCTGACGTTGCAGAAGGTGCTGTGTTCAAGAAGTGGGGAATTGTTGACGAGTTCCCGGCTTGGGCAAAGAAAATTGCTTTCGGGCAAGACTTCGGTTATACGCATGACCCGTCTGCTTCCATTCGTTGTGGTATCGTTGATAACGCCCTTTACTTGGATGAAGTGGATTACCGTACTGGATTGCTTTCTTCTGACATCATCAAGACTCTTCGCCCGTGGGGATTGAAAGTCATTGCTGACAGCGCAGACCCACGTTTGATTCAAGAGATACACAACGGAGGAATCAAGATATATGCCGTAGAGAAAGGTGCAGGCTCTATCAATGCCGGAATTGACAAAATGAAAGATATGGAGATTTATATAACCAAACGCTCGTACAACTTGCAAAGCGAGTTCAGAAAGTATGTTTGGGCAAAGGATAAGGACGGGAACTATATCAACGAACCGGAAGACCATGACAATCACGGAATAGATGCTGTACGTTACTATGTATTGGGTGAGCTTCTTGGTAAGATTCAGAAGCCGAAAGATTTAACAGGAATATTCACACATTAAAAATATAAACTATGCCATTGAATTTAGAAGAAATATTAGCATTGCCTGACATCGGGCAGAAGATAAACTACCTGAAGAAAGGTAGGAAGACTGAACTTCCCGACCGTTGCAAACTTTGGGATGATTGGAATCCGGAACGACATGAAATCATGGTTGACAAAAAGAAATATCCGGACAGAAAGGTTCTTGAAAAAGAAGCAGAGAAGCACTTCGATGAAAAAACGGGTAAGACTTATGAAATCGAAGCAAAGTATAAGACTGAACCGGTGAACCGTATCTCCATTCCATTGGAACAGGATATCGTGAACATCCAAACTGCTTTCACGGTCGGCACAGAACCGTCTATGGATTGCATTCCGACTGATGATGATGAAAAGAAGCTGCTGGATGCGGTAAAGGCTGTATTTAAATCCAACAAAATCAAATACCAAAACAAGAAGATTGTCCGTGCCTGGCTCTCCGAACAAGAAGCGGCAGAATATTGGTATGTTACCGATGATGATTCGTTTTGGGCAAAGTTTTGGAAGAAAGTTAAGACTACGTTCGGTGGCAAGGTCAAGCCCACCAAGAAACTGAAAAGCGTGTTATGGTCTCCATTCAGAGGTGATAAGCTATACCCGTTCTTTAACGACGAAGGTAAAATGATTGCTTTCTCACGTGAGTATAAAAAGAAGCTCATGGATGATTCGGAGGTCACCTGCTTTATGACTATCACGGACAAAATGGTTTATCAATGGGATTTGTCTAAAGGGTATGAAGAAAGAACTCCTTTTACTCATGGATTCCCAAAACTACCGGTTCTCTATGCTTATCGTCCTGAACCTTATTGCAAGAAGATAAAGACTTTTCGGGTCCGGTTGGAGAAACTATTATCCAATTATGCTGATTGTATAGACTACCATTTCTTCCCACTATTGAAGCTAATTGGTGATGTAGAGGGTTTCATGGGTAAGGTTAAGGATAGAATGGTCAAACTTACAGGTGAAGGTGCGGATGCCCAGTATCTGACGTGGAACCAAGTTCCGGATACGGTACGTTTTGAAGCAGAAACACTCACTAATATGGCTTATGATATGTCAAACACTCCAAGAATATCCTTTGAGACGTTGAAGGGGGTAGGCAAAGCATCAGGAACCGCTTTCCGCTTTATGTTCATGGGTGCACATATGGCGGTAGAAAATCACGGTGAGGTTATCGGTGAGTTCTTGCAGCGGAGAGTAAATTTCATTGTTTCCGCTTTAGGCTCTATCAATCCAACCGAGTTTAGCAAGGCATCGCAGACCATTGACATAGAAACAGAACTGGTTCCATATATGATTGATGATTTGAATGATAAGGTGACCACTGCCGTTTCCGCTGTCAGTGGTGGCATCTGGTCAACGCGTGAGGGAATCATGTTTGCCGGAAATGCTGATAGGGTAGAAGAGGAACTTGCAGAAATCAAAGAGGAACAAGCAGCAAAGAATGAGCAAATCGGAGATAAGGGAAAGAAAAACGCCTCTTAGTTAGAAAAATTACGGGACTTATAGTTTTAGTATAAGAAAAATAGTTAGCGGTGGCTTCAAAGAGTTGCCGCTATTTTTTTTGCTCTTTTAAATTATAAATATTAGAATATAATTTTGAATTATAGAATTATATATGTATTTTTGTCACACGATAATTGAGTAACCAATGAGAATATTTACCGAACAAGCATTAAAAGAATATGCAGAGAACCATCCCGATTCAAAGGTCGCTTTGCAAGAATGGACTACCATTGTGAAAAGAAGCAAGTGGATCTGTTTTGCCGATATTAAGAAAACGTTTAATAGCGTTGATAGTGTAGGTAATCAACACTATGTTTTCAATATCAAAGGCAATAACTATCGTTTGGTAGTAGTGATTAAATTCACTATTCAGTTTGTGTATATTCGCTTTATTGGTACTCATAAAGAATATGATAAAATAGATTGCGCTAATATTTAGGATTATGACAAAGATAGAAAATCAAGCCCAATATGAATGGGCGGTGAAAAGAGTAGAGGAACTTCTTCCATTAGTGAAAGATGATACTCCTTTGAATGACCCAAATAGCATAGAATTGGAGCTTCTTTCTAATTTGGTTGCTGATTATTCCGAAGAACATTTTGCATTGGGAGAACCAACACTTGTGGATGTTCTTAAACTTCGTATGTACGAAATGGGGCTTAATCAAAAATCACTTGCAAAGTTGGTTGGTGTCAGCCCATCACGATTAAGTGATTATATATCTGGTAAATGTGAACCAACCTTGAAAGTTGCTCGTGAGATAAGCCGGAAGCTAAATATTGATGCAAATATAGTGTTGGGAGTATAAGTATAAGTTTTTGTCGTGATATATTTTAGGCGTGATTCATTCGGTTTCACGCCTTTTTTTATACCATTTTACGACAATCGTTTTATTGTCGTGTATCACCTATCTGATTATTTCTCACCCTCTTTATAAATAGCGAAATTTACCGTAGAAATTTATAAATCAAATTCATACGGTATGACAATCTTAGAACAAATCTTAGCAGGGCTACAACAGAAATTCGCTGGGGTGGACACTGCTATCTTAACCCGAATCGCTACTAAAAAGGCAGAGGGTGTAACGGACGAGACAAAGGTAAACTCTATTATTGAGGGTATCAGCTTTTCGGACGTGCTTAATTCCTATGGTGATTTCCGTGCCGGGGATGCTTCAAAAACGGCAGTGACTAACTACGAGAAGAGGCATAACCTTAAAGACGGTAAGCCAATCGAGACTACCACAACCACCAAAACGGAAGAGAATAAAGACGATGTGCCTGCATGGGCGCAAGCTTTAATTGACTCCAACAAGAACCTTTCTGATAAGCTAACGCAGTTTGAAGCAGAAAAGGCTCAAGCAACACGTAGCCAGCAGATTTTGGCAAAGGCAAAGGAGTATGGTATTCCCGAAAACTACGCCAAACGATGCGCCATTAAGGACGATGAGGACTTGGACGCATACTTCAAGGACTTGAAGCAGGAGTTTGCGAATGACGGCTTTAAGGGTGTAGTTCCTCCAGATACAGCAAAAAAAGAACTGGAGAATGAGACTCAGGCGTTTGCGAAAATGATTGCAGACGACACTAAAGAAATTGTAGAACAACAAAAACAGTGATTTTATGGCAGCAGGATTTAAGTATAATCTTGAACCGGAAGTTGAGCAGGAAGAACGCTACGACGTAGAAACCGGACGCAGACGCAGAGGTCCGTATAAGTTGGACACAACCAACCTCGTTGTCGGCTCGTACTTGCCCTCATTCACACCGATTGCAGCTGACTTGGTGAAGAAAACATCCCAAGTGGCTATCCGTGTGGAAGTATATGAGAAGTTTACGACAGGCTCCAATACCACATTGAAAATCAAGAAACGTTCTTTGGCTTACAAAGGTATGCACTTGGGTAACGGTGCGCATGGAGCGACAATCAATGCTATTGACAAGGCTGACAAAGCTTTTGATAAGCTGACGTTAGCGGCAGACTTTGGAGAAAATCTAGAAGCTGGAACAGTTCTTTACGAAGCGACAGCCGCAGATGGTACAACGCCCAAAGTTATCGCAAATTCAGCTCTGTATGAAAGGAAGCAGGTAGAGGATGGCATAGTATTGGTTTCCCTTTTGATGCGTGCGTTTGAAATCGAACCGACCAAGCTGGTAATGCCTTTCGCAGATATTGACAAGGCGAATATGCCGCACTTCCAGTTTAACGCTTTGGATGTCAAACAAGAAAAAGAAGCCGTATCTATTCCTAAGGCTTCTTCTAGTCAGGACGGTTTGATGAGTAAGGAAGATAAAGTCAAATTGGATGGGGTTGCAGCACAAGCTAACAAGTATACTTTAACAGCAGCTACGACTTCTGCTCTTGGAGGTGTAAAGCAGGCAGCCAAAGTGAATGATGCATCTGGTACGGTGTCGGTAGAAAACTTTAACGGATTATTGACAGCGTTGAAAAACGCAGGTATAATGGCAAAATAAAGAAAGGAGGACTAATATATGATGCTAACTATTCATACATTGTTTAATGACCCGAACATTGTAAATGCAGTGATTCAGCGTGTCCTCAAGACAAGAAAGGACACAATTTATTGGCAGCAGTATTTGGGCTTCCGTAGGACTACTACTCGTGTATTTAAAGACTACATCGGTCAGGTTACTGGCGTGATGGCTGGTTCCATCAACTCCCGTTATGGCGAAAAGCCTATCCGTGAACGCAGGAATATCGGTTCCGGATATGGTGAGATTGCCTATTTGGGTGACCGCTATCAAATCTCAATCGACCGTTTGTCTGACTTGCAGGACTTGATAGATAAGTATAATGCCGCCAAACCGGAAGACCAGAAAGCAGCCATGCGTGACATCGTGGACTTCATCTATGACGATTACCGTCAGGTATTGCTGGCACCGCACAAGCGTATGGACATTATCGTAGGCTCTCTGTTGATGACTGGAGCAGCAAGCGTGAAGAACAAGGACGACAATGCCGGAGGAATTGACTTATTGAACATCGACTTGCCGTTTAAGTTTATCAAGCCGGACACAGAGGATAAAGACTATTTCGTCACTTACTTGCAGCAGAAACTGAATGAGCTGAAATCTATTTACGGCACATTCCCCAAGATGATTATGAGCCGTGGCACATTCATCAAGAATATTATCGGTTCAAGTGAATTTGGAGATAAGTTCAAAATGCAGCTTACAGGCAATGAAATGTATATGTCTACCGGGCTTATCACCTCGCAACTGGCTTCTACCATTTTTACAGGTATCGGACTTCCGGCTATTGAAATCAAGGAAGATTATGTGGTAGACCAAACAGGTAAGAATATCCCCATTTATGCAGATGGTCGTATTTCCCTGCTTCCGCAGGATAAAATCGGTTATATGCGCTTCCACACTCCTTATGAAGCTGTGGATGGTGTACCGGGACGTAATTACACTCAGGCAGATGGCGATATGCTGATTTCAGGTTACAAGGACGGCAATGGTCGCTATCTGGAATACACAGCCGAATGGATTCCGCAGATTGCGAACCCGAACCTGATTGTGAACTTCGATTTGAGTGAGATGAACGCATGACAGTAAACGATTATATATTACAGAAGTTTCAGACCTTCGGCGTTAACTTGTCGGAGGCTGACCTTTTCGATATATGTCTGAACGCAAAGATAAGCGGAGGGGGTGAGATGAACGAGGATTGCCAAACACGGGTGTCGGTGGCAATTGCGAAGTTCATCCCCTCTCTATTGCTTCGTGCCACTTCCATCAGCGAAAGCGGTTTTTCTATGTCTTGGAACATTCAAGGCATTAAGGATTACTATTCATTTCTGTGCAAGCGGTACGGTTTGAAAGACGAATTGAGTGATAAGCCTAAAGTGACTTTCTTATGATATTCGCCCCACACATATTGCAGGTAAAAGTTATCACCCCAATGGATAAGGATGAGTTTGGCAGACCTATTCCCGGAACAGGTGGTGAAAGCTGGCAGGAGGTGTGCAAATGCCGTTGTGATGATAACACTACCAAAGAGTTTTCATCTGATAACGGCTCTGTGTATCGTCCGAATTATCATGTGGTATGCGAGAAGAGAATTACTGTCAAGGCTGGTGATGAAGTACGTTGCATGGATGGTGATAGCGTAAGAGGTCAAGGCGAAGTTTATACAGTGAAGAGTACAAACTACTTTAACTACTCGGAATTATGGATGTAGATTTCGATTTCTCAGATGTCGACTCCTTTTTCGATGAAGGAGAATGGGAGGTCGAAAAGAAGATGATTGATGTAGGCGATGAAGCCGTGAAGTACGCAGAGGAACATGGGGATTATCAAGACCATACACTCACTTTGAGAACGTCCAATGATTACGATGTCAATAAAGACGGTTTGACATTGAAAAACGAAGCGGAATACGCATCATTCGTAGAATCTAAAGGGTATGATGTTTTGAGTAGTGCTGCTTTATTTGCGGAGAAACGATTAAAAGAAGAATTTGAAAAATGAAAAAGTACATTGGAACAAAACAGATTGAAGCAGAACCTATGACAATGGGCGAGGCTTATGAAAGAGGTTTATTACAAGTTGGCAGAGTGCCTGATGCAGAGTATGCAAAGCGCATGGGTTATCACGTTAAATATGCTGACGGGTACGAGAGTTGGTCGCCAGCGGAACCGTTTGAGGAGGCGTATAAACTCGCCGATACATCACTTGACCGTATGCAGATAGAAGCCGAAGAAGTCAATGGAAGATATGTAAAGTTAGCCGCTTTCATAGATTCAGGGAAAATGGATGAAGTCGTTAATGATATGTACAACAAGTGTTTACTGGAAATGCAGTGTTGTACAATGTTCGACTATATACGGCTTCTTGATACTCGCATACAGCGTATGCAAGGTTCTGATGGTGCAAAAGTAATAAAGATGAATTTTGGTATGGCTATTATGGCTCTCAAAGCAGGTTTTCCAATTCGTAGAAGCGGTTGGAACGGAAAAGGATTAATGGTGTTCAAACAGGTTCCAGCACATATTGATAGTGATATTATCCCCAAGATGCAATCTATTCCGCAATCAGCAAAAGACCTTATTCTGAAAGGCAAGGGCTTTATTGACTACACAAGCCAGTGTCTTATTTACAATGAGAATACCGGACGCGCTGATTCATGGGTTCCGTCTATCAGTGATGTATTTGCAGAAGATTGGGAGATTGTGGAATGATAGTAACTACCGACATAGGAAACATCCTCTACCGGGACTGCAAGGCTTTCGGAATAGATCTAGTGCCTGATGGTGAAACGCTGACGGGTGAATTGAAGTCCGAAAGGATTGTCATCCACACGAAGAAACAACAGCCGGGAAAGTATTGGAAGAAATCTTTCGCAGAAGTGAATCTATGTGTACCCAATTTAAGCGAGAATGAAGCGAACACAATCCGGCTTAACGAACTCGAAAGAAAGGCTGGCAAGCTGCTTGATGATGTAGTAAGCACCTATGACGGTACAACCTATCGTTATTCTATCGAATCAATTGGCACGGAAGCGGATACAGCTTTGAAATGCCATTACGTGAATGTGAGAATTTTATTTGAAGTAATAAATGTAAAACTATAAGATTATGATTTCAGCAGTAGGAATAAAAAGAATCTTGTTTGCCGACATTGATAAGGTAACGGCAGACATTACCCCCGAAATCGCAAAGACTTTGATTCAAGCCGCTATCAAAGCGAAAGATGAGGTTTTGAATGTACACGGGGAAACGTGGCAGATTGAGGAAACGGAAGCCTCTGTCACCGGGTACAAGAACCAATTAACGGGAAAGAATTACCGTTACGATGATGTGCCGGGAGAAGTATCGCCCGCTTTCTCTATCGGACAATATGACTGGAAGACCAAGAAAGCGTTCATGGGTGGCGATGTTATTCAGGCAACATCTAAAGATGTAGGTTGGAAGCGTGCTTTGGATAAAGTTATTATCAACAAAGCATTGTTCTGTCTGACCGATGATGATGTCTGGTTCATCTTCCCAAAATGCCGTATTGTTTCCCGTGAAGCCAATACGGATAAGGCAATTGCAATCGCTGTAAAAGGCTTGGTGCAGGAACCGGGAATCGAAGGTGTTTCTTCTGAGTATAACTATGAAGAAGGGCAGATTAAAGCTTTGCAGGCATGAACTACAGTAACCATTGTACCTACTCCTTCCGATGCGACCGTAAAGCTGGACGGTGCAACGGTCAAGTCAAAGCAGGTGAATGCTGGGGCTACCGTTCACTATGAAGTGTCGAAAGTGGGGTACGTCACTCAGTCAGGAGATATTAAAACCACTCCTTCTGAAGTTGATACCACTCTTAAAAAAGAGATAACATTGGTAAAAGCACAAGAGTGATAACCGGGGGATGGATATATACCATTCCCCCTTTTAGTTTAAGAATATGAATCAAGCAGCAAAAACGGTTTCTGATGCTTTGTTAGGGCTGGATTTCATGAATGTGGAGATAGGAGGGATGGTTTATACCATTAAACCTCCTACAATTAAAATTATCTGTCGTGCCATTCATCATTTTTCCAATATCGGCATGACTGGAGATAATGTCATGGAAGCTATTAAAGAGCTTCCTGAAGCTACTGAAGATATGCTGAAAGGTATTTCATGCTTCATCTGCGGGAATGATAGTTTGGTCAAAGAATTGGAGAACGGCACTTTTGAA